GTAATCAAGGCGTTATTAGAAGTATTAATGTTGACTTTAATGGTGATACTGGTGGTTCTGAAATATTAGAAAATATGCAATTATCTATTAATCCATCGAGTGCAGATGAGGATGATAACTATACAGTTACAACTACAATTACTTAATTGTTATGGATATAATTATGGACAAAAAAGATAAATTAAAAGCCTCTCTGGAGAAGAATCTACCTACTATTGCTAAAGATAGACCATTAAAGGTAGATAAAGATATAAAAGATGATTATGAATTCTCGCGAGATACATATAAGAATTTAATTAAAACTGGAGTGAGCTCTCTCGATGTTCTTGCTGAGTTGGCGAGAGAGTCTGAACACCCCAGGGCCTTTGAAGTACTATCTACTACTATTAAAAACTTAGGAGATACTACAGAAAAACTTATGACCTTACAGAAAAGTAAGAAAGAATTAAATAAGGAAGAAAAGACGGAAGAAGAACAGAAACAGATAACTAATAATAACGTATTTGTTGGTTCTACAACCGATCTCCAAAGGCTACTAGCACAAGATAATGAGAAGATTATAAACCATGCAGAGGATAAAGAATAGCGAATTTGGTTATTTAGGCAATCCTTCTGTTAAAAGAGATGGCGTAGAAACACAATTCACTAAAGAAGAAGTACAGGAATATGCTAAATGCATGAAGGATCCTGCGTACTTTGCCAGAACATATATAAAAGTTATTTCACTAGATGAAGGTTTAGTGCCATTCGACTTATATCCATATCAAGAAAAGATGTTTCATCACTTTAATGACAGTAGATTTAGTATTGTTTTAGCGTGTCGACAGTCAGGTAAATCAATTTCTTCTGTTGTATATCTACTATGGTATGCTTGTTTTCATCCAGAAAAGAACATTGCTATTCTAGCTAACAAGGGCGCTACCGCTCGTGAAATGTTGGCAAGGGTTACACTTGCACTAGAGAATCTACCATTCTTTCTGCAGCCTGGTTGTAAGGCATTAAACAAGGGGTCGATCGAGTTTTCAAATAATTCTAAAATTATGGCGGCTGCTACAAGTGGTTCATCCATTCGTGGTTTATCTATTAATCTACTATTCCTTGATGAGTTTGCATTTGTAGAGAATGATGCACAATTTTATACATCTACATATCCTGTTGTGTCTTCTGGTAAAGATACTAAGGTTATTATTACTTCTACGGCTAATGGTATTGGTAACGTATATCATAAGATATGGGAAGGTGCTTCGCAGGGAACTAATGAGTATAAACCCTTTCGTGTAGATTGGTGGGACGTGCCAGGTCGTGATGATGAATGGCGTAGACAGACAACTGCTAATACATCTGAACTACAATTCGAGCAAGAATTTGGTAACACCTTTCACGGCAGAGGTAATACTCTTATTGACGCTAATCATTTATTGGCACAAAAATCATTGGATCCAGTAGAATATAAAGAGAATATATGGATATATGATTTACCTAAACAAGAACACGATTATGTGATGACTGTAGATGTTGCTAAAGGTAGGGGTCAGGATTATTCTACTTTTAATATTATAGATATAACAACAAGGCCATTTGAACAAGTGTGCACTTTTAGAGATAATAATATATCTCCAATGTTATTACCTGATATAGTTTATAAGTATGCAAATCACTATAATAAAGCATATGTAATTATTGAAAGTAATGACCAAGGAGCTGTAGTGTGTAACGGGTTATATTATGACTTAGAATACGAAAATATGTTTGTAGAGTCTAGTAT